GAAGAGGAAGAAGAGGAAGAAGAGGAAGAAGAGGAAGAAGAGGAAGAAGATGAAGAAGAAGAGGTTTTTGAAATTGAAATTGACGACATTACCTATTTTACTACCGATGAAGAAAATGGTCCTATCTACGAAGTCGACTCTAGCGGCGATCCAGGAAATAAAGTAGGATATTTAAAAGACGGAGAGCCTTTTTTCTCAGCGTAATATAAGTAATGTTTGATCTATGTCCTCCAGCACTAATTTATGTTGTTTTTTCTATTACACAAATAATTATAGATACATTTAAGGGTCTATATAACACAGCGTTTTTTAAATTTATTGTTATGTGTATGGTTACACTTTTGTTAAATGCATTATGTCAATCTGGTATGGGAGTTATATCATGGATAATAGTATTTATTCCATTTATTCTAATGACTGTTATAGTAACTATGTTATTATACATATTTGGTTTAGACGCAGCGTCTGGTTCCATTAATTATAATTGTCAAAATGGAAATGCTAGTACCAAAGCCACCTCCACTATTACATATGTACCAACAACATCTGACAAAAAAATAATAATAGTGGATACCAATCCATCTATTACTACAAATACTCAAACGCAACCTACACAGCCCTTGCAGTCTGACCCATTTGTACATAATCAAGCTACAGCGCCTACTTATTCTAGCTCACCCGAATATGAAAGTTTTATAGGAAATCTGGGTATATCCAAATAACAAATATTATAAAACACATTTAAACACACATTACAAAATAATATATAATGAAATATCCGTACATTATATTTTATAGATTAGAAGAATATTCAGATATAGACACTTTTTTTAGTTCAAACGATGAAAAACTTAATTGTTCTCTCTTCTTTACAAGTAATAAAGATGACTTAAATAAACTATTTAATTCAAGCTATCAATTGTTAGTGACATATGGACCACATCAAGAAACATATATTGAAAATACTTTGCCATTCATCGCTGATAGAATGACCGCTAGGTGGATTCATTACGATAAACTCCCTACTATTGAAGTTTTTAATCAGAGTGTAAATTATTGCTTTATCCATAATTGTTATCTTGACAGAAGATTGGTTAGACCTGTATTTTCCATATTTTCAAGCACATTTAAATCATATGAAAAAATCCTAAGAGCATACAATAGTTTAAAAGCACAAACTTTTAAGGATTGGGAATGGGTTATCATGGAAGATTCTGATGACAATGATGAGCACTTTCAATATCTCCGACAAAACTTGATGGATGATTCAAGGATTAGACTATATAGAAGAGGAGAGAATAGTGGCAATATTGGAAATGTTAAAAACGAATCAGTTTCCTTGTGTAGAGGTGTATATGTTTTAGAATTAGATCATGACGATGAAATATTACCAGATGTTTTAACGGATTCTGTCAAAATATTTGAGGAACAACCCGATGTTGGATTTATCTACATGGATTTTATCAATATACATGAAGATGGACGTAACTTTACTTACGGGGATTTCTTGTGTAAAGGTTATGCATGTTATTATTGTCAAAAATATAATGGTAAATGGGTAAACGTTTACAATACTCCCAATATAAACAACATCACTTTAAGTCACCTTGTATGTTGTCCCAATCATCCTAGAATATGGCGTAAAGATACGTTACTTCGTATCGGTAATTATAGCGAATTTTTACCAATATGTGATGACTATGAAATTATTTTGCGAACGGCGTTGCATACCAAAATAGCCAAAATTCCCAAATTGGGATATGTGCAGTATATGAATGATTCAAACAATAATTTCTCTCTTATACGAAACTCTGAAATAAACAGAATAGGACCTCAATTTATTCAACCCATTTTTTACGATAAATTTCAAATAAATGATAAAATGCGTGAATTAGACGCACATGAAGATGAAACATATATTGATCATCATAGTAAAATATGGGAAAGACCAGTGGATGATTATCAACACAAGTATTGTAATTCGGTAAATAATGTTAATTACGACAAGCAATATTGTATTATTGGAATAGACACATTAATATATAGTATAGATAAAATTAAGGAATTATATGAGGATGATAGAAATGATTTTATACTGCTCGATAATAAAAGCAATATTGATTATTTATGGTTTAAATTAGATTATTATGGTCTTGATAGATTTAAATGTTATACTTTGATTGATTCATCAGTTGAAGTACTTGCAAATTATTTTATGATGATGTATAAATCCTGTGACAATTTTGAAATAATGATGCCATTGGTTAATAAACCGCCATATAATACACCATTTCATGAACGATTTGCCGTTATAAATTCGCTTACTAGTCCATCCGATTCTTATCTTGAAATAGGAGTGGAGTATGGGTTTACCTTTAACAATGTACATTTTGAGAAAAAAAAAGGAGTGGATCCTGATCCAAAATGTGTTGACCAACGCATCATTTCTAAAACGTCTGATGACTATTTTCATGATATTATTATTGCTTCTGTTGAAGATGATATTGACGAAAAATATATAAAGGATGTGGTATTTATTGATGGACTACATCACTCAGAATATGTATTAAATGATATAAATAATAGTATTATTGGGTTAAGAATTGGAGGTAAAATATTTATTGATGATATTCTACCATTAACATACGATGAACAATTAAAAATACCGAAAAAACACTATTATGAAAAGGATATTTTAAAATATGGCGAGCCATGGACAGGTGATGTTTGGAAAGTACTATACTATATTTTGAAAAATTACAGCGAACATATTGAATTTTCATATTATTATCATTTGAATTATAGAGGAGTTGGCTTGCTTAAAATCAATTCATTTTTTCAAATCGAAAAAAATGCTATTGATATGATAAATAGTTTCGATTATTTTACTGATTTTAATGATTATGTTGCTATGCTTAATTCTGCAAATGCAACTGCAAATGCAACTGCAAATGCAACTGCAAATGCAACTGCAAATGCGAATATAATTATTGAAATGTAAAAGAGTTAGGATAATAATAATTATTTTTTTACATATATTAAAATTAATTATTAAAGAATTCAATTGAATAATTTACTATAATGGAGTTGGCTATAAAGGAAATATACCCCCCTACTGACGTTCCGGAGTATAATCATAAAACGGCTCGTCACGAACCAACCAGCCGTTTTCCACCAAAACCGCTTATTTGTTTAAATATGATAGTCAAAGATGAATCACATATTATTATAGATACATTGACAAAATTGTTGAATAAAGTGTCTATTGATTATTGGGTTATTTCAGATACTGGGTCTACTGATAATACACAAGAGATTATTAAAACTTTTTTTAAAGAGAAGGATGTTCCTGGAGAACTTTACCAAGATAAATGGGAAAATTTTGCACATAATAGAACGTTGGCATTAGAACATGCTCATGGGAAAAGTGAATATATATTTGTGTTTGATGCGGATGATGAATTGTGTGGCGATTTTCAATTACCCGTGCTTACTGAAGATGCATATCACATTCAATTTGGGGATGCAAATGGTACCAGTTATACGAGGGTTTTGTTAGTTAATAATAATAAAAAATGGAGGTATTTAAGTGTAATACATGAATTTATTGATTGTCTAGATAATCCACACACGTGTGATTTTATTACTGGAAATTATTATTGCGTTTCTGGTAGATCAGGTAACCGAAGCAAGGACCCTGATAAATATTTAAAAGACGCGTTAGTTCTAGAAAAAGCACACGCTGAAGCATTGGCAAAAAATGATTTGTTATATTTTAGATATGCTTTTTATTGTGCGAATAGCTATTTTGATTATGGTAAATATGTAGATGCAATTAAATGGTATAAGATAACATTAGGTCAGGGTAATTGGGAACAAGAAAAGTATGTATCATGTTTAAGACTATTTAATTGTTATAATATTTTAAACAAAATAAAAACCGGTTTGTTTTATTTGGTAAAAGGATTTTTATATGACAAAACAAGGGTAGAATGCTTATATGAACTTGTACAATATTATTGTAATAATGACATGAATAAAATAGCATATATGTATTATGAGATGGTCAAGGAATTTTATGAAAAGGAATATTATGTCAAAATATATGACATAACAGATAAGTTATTTGTAGATATTAGTAAAGCCAATTTACATTTACCATATTGGATGATTATAGTAGCTGATAGAATTAAAAAATATGATACTGGTATTGCAATGTATCGAATTATTTTTATAAAGAAATTCAAAGAGACTAATAAAATGCTTATAGAGAATGTGTTATTTAATTTACAATTTTTTATTGACAAAGTGGACAAAAATGATAGACAATTTTTCACATTATTTAAAGAATATATTGATTTTTTATTGTCTCTTCAATATCCAGTGTTTGATCACGATTTTATGATAAATTATGAAAAATATGGTATAATTGCACCCAAAAGGGTTATTCATCAACCTACATTTACAAAAGAAGAGTGTGCTACGAGTAACAAAATATTAATTTATACGGGATTTATGAATGTATTATGGAATGATTCTTATGTTTCAACCCAATCTATAGGTGGGGCAGAAAAAGCAGTGACTTATTTATCAAGATATTTCCCAAAAAACTATGAAATAATAATTAGTGGTGATGTAGCAGATGAAGTAATAGGTAATATTACTTATATTAATCGCAATAAATTACAAGATTTATTAGAAAAAGAAAAATTTCATACGATAGTAGTTTCTAGATATGTTTCCTTTTTCTTATTGTATAGAAACTTTTCATGTTATCAATTATTTTTATCAGCACATGATAGTACAGGGTTTATAAATCATGTTGATAATAATATTTTGTCGGTTGATAGTGTTATATTAAATTGGAACTATTTAATAGATGGTGTTATTACTTTAACGAACTGGCACAAAGATAATGTTATTGCAGCTCATCCATATTTAAAAGATAAAATGCACATTGTTAATAACGGAATTTTAACACATACATTTCCTTCTTGTAAAAATAAAATTAAAAATAAATTTGTATGGACATCGTGCAGCTATAGAGGATTGTATGTAATATTGCATTTATGGAAAGATATACTTGAAAATATTCCTGATGCTACTTTAGATATATCATCGTATAATGCATTTCCAGAAAATGAAGATGATGTTAAAATGTTGGAAATAATGAACAAATACAATAGTATTAAGCATCATGGTATGCTTAATACAACACAACTTTATGATTTAATTTCCAAAGCGGAATATTGGTTATATACTAATACTTTTCCTGAAACATCGTGTATTACTGGATTAGAAATGTTAATGTCAGAGGTTATTTGTTTATATTATCCATTGGCTGGACTATTAGATACTGTGGGTAATTATGGTATTCAAGTAAATTTTGGAAATGAAATTAATACTATATTAAATTTATCTGAAGGGCAAAAAATTGCTATGAGAAAAAGAGGTAGAGAATATGCATTGTCTTGCTCATGGGAAAATAGAGCAAAGGAATGGTGTGATGTGTTGTGTATTGGCACAGAAAAACGAAGTTTTCCTCCAGAAAGCATAGATAATCATTCGACTACGTGTTGCAGCCATGATTACGTTTCTCTCAAATTTACTAATGATTATAAGAAAAATATATATTTTTATGTTAATAATAGATTTATTTTACCACCATTACTAGACTATTTTGATAGTTTAAAAGAAAAATATAGTGTTATATATACGTCAAATGTATCTGATTTAGATTCTGTATCAAACTCTATTATATTATTTGTTATATGTCATCTTGATATTGATATTGGTAATTATTTAAATAAAAATAACAATGTAATTGGACTTTTCAATACAGAACCTTTAAATATTCCTTTTTTTATAGTTAATTGTATACATTTACACAAGAAGTACCCCAATGTTACATTTTATGATTATAGTAATAGTAATTTATACATTTTGAAGCACAATAATATCACAAATGTAAAATGGTTATCATATATTCAAACTAAATCGGAAAATAATTTTTTAAAAAATATATGTAGTCTAACGTCTAAAATATATGATTTTGGTATAGTAGGAAATCATTCGCATATATCTACAAATATTGATAATCTAACCCCAAGAAGAAAAAAAATAGTAAAATATTTATTAGAACATGGTTTTTCTGTGAATATAGTTAATGGATGGAAAGAAGTTAGAGATAATGAGCTTGCAAAATGTAAATTTATATTAAATATACATGGTCAAAGAAATGAAAACCCCAATCCCTCTAGAGATGAAACTAGTAATATATTTGAACATATTCGTTGCGATAGATTATTAGGATCTGGTTTTCAAATATTATCTGAAGAAAGTTTGCATTTAGACTCTGAATTTATTGATAAGTATCCAAATTTGAAAATAATTAAATATGAAGATTTTTTTAAATTAGATACATACAATAATTTGTTAAAGATTTCTTCACACTCCTCCACTAACATATTCACAAATATAGATAATTTAGCATCCAGTCACCCTGAGGAACCATTACATCCCCTAAAAAAAATTATTGATTGTTTTACATTTTATAACGAACTTGATATTTTAACATATAGATTAAATTTATTAAACGACGTGGTAGATTATTTTGTATTAGTAGAGGCTAATCATACTCATTGTGGTAATAAAAAGAAATTATTTTTTAATGAAAATAAACATTTATATACTAAATTCCAAAATAAAATAATTCACATAGTTGTTGATTTACCATATACTAATGAAATTATTAATAATGCGAATGGGAATCAATGGATAAATGAAAAATTTCAAAGAAATGCTATTAGACAAGGTCTCTCACAAATTCATATGGATAGTACTGACCTGATTATTATTTCTGATGTAGATGAAATACCAGATCCAAATACATTGAAATCTATTAAAAGTAATTATATCAATATTAATATATTGCGATTGGAACAAGATTTATATTATTACAATTTAAATAGTAAACGCGATGAAAAATGGTATCATTCAAAAATTATTTCTTATAAAAAATACAAAGAATTAAACATAAATTGCGATAATATACGTTTTATGAATTGCGACACATTAGTTAACGGCGGATGGTGTTTAAGCTATTTTGGTTCGCCTAATTTTATTAAAAATAAGATAGATAATTGCATTAATTTATTTAATCTCGAATCAAATGACGATATACATAAAATTGAAATCGCCCATAATACATATCTTCCACCACAATATGATATATATCTTACATCATTTTATAGCAATAATATTGACATTACAACCCGAAATTTAGAATTACATAATTGGAATATTGTGGAAGAAAACGTAGACGATGCAAACCGACTCGAAGTTTTACGATTATATTCCGAAGGCGCTAGCCGAAATAATATCCAACAACACCCAGATGATTTCATTTTTTTAAAATGTTTTGATCAAGTTGGATGTGATTTATACAACAAAAAACAATCTGTTCCAATATTAAAAGAATCAGCATTAAAAGATCCAAATTGCGTAGCTTTTAATACTATGGGTTGGTTTAAAAATAATATTCAAAATTTATCATCGTGTAAACATATTGGTCCAAATGAAGGAATATATATTAAAACAAATTTTTGGAGGAAAATGTAAACTCCTTCGGCTAAAGCTTTTTTACATTAGGACTTCAATTGCCACATTCGTCACATTCATACGGCTGTCGCCTACGGAATATAATCAAAAAATTGTTGGTCAACTCATGACCATCCGTTTTTTCTCCACACATCGTAATATGCTGAGGTTTGCAGCATATTACGATGGCTAGCGCCATTGTTACGTAAGGAATATAATTAGACTTTTTTGATTCGCATGACCTTCACCTGCGGCTACAGCTCACATCACAATATCCCACTAGCTTTCCGTATTATGCTGTGAGCCGTAGTTATGCGCAACATTGTCGAAAGGTGAGCGATTAAACCCCAAAGGAGTTTGGAAGGAAACGTAGGCTTGCTTGCAAGTCGATGTTTCCGGATTATAATCCGTAGACATAGTCGAAGGATTATGGGTCTACAACTAAACAGGAGGCAAAGGTGTATCTCCTAATGAAAAATATATGTCACCATATATAGCCACTGGTGGAGGTGTGTAGTTTTCAGTAACTTCTATATTCGCCAGATCTACATAAAATCCAATCATATCTCCTGATTTAATTGGTATAGGGGTATATGTTATTTGTGAACCTGGATGACATGCAAAAGCGATACCAGACCCATCTATTATGGTGTTAGCTGTTGTAATATTATCTATTAATGCATGTTTTGCAAAGTTAGTTTGTCCAGGGTCAATGTTACCATAATTAACAACATATACATGTATGTGAGTTTCATCAGGATTTGTATAAATAATACTTGCATAGTTTATTACTCCAGATAAAATCCCGTCGATTGATTTGGGGATTATGATACCATAATATGATTGCATACTACCGGTCATGTTGTAAAACGACCCTGCTGCACTAGAAAGGATGGGCCAGCCATAACAGGCTGGTGATGTTGGGGTTATATTTATATTTAGATTAAATGCGCCAACCATTGGAATAGAAATTCCTGCATTAAACGTGTTATTTAAATCGGTCCAAAAAGAGATTACACTATTTGTAAATCCTCCACCCGCTGCATTGTCCCCTTTATTGCCGGTGGTTCCTCTGGTTCCTATGGTTCCCTGTGGTCCTTGTGATCCTCGCACTCCTTGTGATCCTCGCACTCCTTGTGATCCTCGCAATCCTTGTGATCCTTTTGCTCCCTGTGCTCCAGTGCTGCCAGTGCTGCCAATTCTGCCAGTGCTGCCAGTAAACCCTTGTACTCCTTGTGCTCCTTGCACTCCTTGCACTCCTTGTGCTCCTTGCACTCCTTGCACTCCTTGCACTCCTTTTGCTCCCTGTGCTCCCTGTGCTCCCTGTACTCCTTTTTCTCCTTGTGCTCCTTGCACTCCTTGCAGTCCTTTTGCTGCCGGTCCCCCTATTGCTCCTTGCGCTCCTATTGCTCCTTGTGTTCCTAGTAGTCCTTGTACCCCTTCTGCACCAGTATTTCCTTGTACCCCTTGCACTCCTTTTTCTCCTTGCACTCCTTGCACTCCTTGCACTCCTTTTGCTCCCTGTCCTCCTATTGCTCCTTGCGCTCCTATTGCTCCTATTGCTCCTAGTACTCCTTGTACCCCTTGTGCACCAGTGCTACCAGTATTTCCTTGTACCCCTTGCACTCCTTTTTCTCCTTGCGCTCCTTGCACTCCTTGCACTCCTTGCGCTCCTTTTGCTCCCTGTCCTCCTATTGCTCCTATTGCTCCTTGCGCCCCTAGTACTCCTTGTACCCCTTGTGCACCAGTGCTACCAGTATTTCCTTGTACCCCTTGCACTCCTTTTTCTCCTTGCACTCCTTGCACTCCTTGCGCTCCTTTTGCTCCCTGTCCTCCTATTGCTCCTTGCGCTCCTATTGCTCCTTGTGCTCCTAGTACTCCTTGTACCCCTTGTGCACCAGTGCTACCAGTATTTCCTTGTACCCCTTGCACTCCTTTTTCTCCTTGCACTCCTTGCACTCCTTGCACTCCTTGCACTCCTTGCGCTCCTTTTGCTCCCTGTCCTCCTATTGCTCCTTGCGCTCCTATTGCTCCTTGCGCTCCTAGTACTCCTTGTACCCCTTGTGC